CTATTGACAACAGTGAACATGTTCGATTTGTGGAAGATCAAATGGCATTCAGAGGAAAAGGACGTTTTGATGGAAAACCAACAAAACCTGAAGCATTTGTTCTTGTGACAATCACACCACCTGCAACAGTTTAATAATTTATGAAGTTATCGGAAAAACTTCAAAGGGTTCACACCTTTGGTGATTTCCCAAAAGATGAATTGATCTTGGATGCAATCACTTTGGAATCTGCAATACAGTTTTTTGAATCCTGCAAAAACCAATACAGTGAAAAAGGAGAATCAGAAAATGAATGAACAACAAAACCAAGCGAACAATCAAGCGAACAATCAAACAAATGGTCAAGCATTCAATCAAGCGAATAATCAAATGGTTCAACAACAAGTTCAACAAGGCACTGAAGCAAAAACCGTGGTGAATGGCAAGGTTGTTTCTTTACAACAAGCACAAGTTGGTGAAGAACTTTTCAACCAACAAAACAACCAAACAGGAATCCAAGCACATCACGATAATTCAACAGAAGCAGTGCAAAGTGGACAGGTTGCACAAAATCAACAAGCACTTTCACAAGCAATGTCACACATGCAATCTGCACAAAGTTTTGTGAAACAAGCAAATGTTCAAAGTGGGCAACAACACCTTGAAACATTTATGCAACAGGCACAATCTGAAATCCAACAAGCACAACAATTGATTCAACAAGCACAAGGAAACACACAGGGAATGCCTGAAGCAATGGCAGGACATGTGGAAGATCATCAAGCAATCCAAGGAACTATTGATGCAAAAGCAAAAGCAAAGGGCAAAGCACAAGCGAAAAAGGAAGACTAAACAATGGAAACATTGTTGAACCTGTTGAAAATTGATTTGGGCATCACACACAATTTGCGTGATGCCTTTTTCATTCAACTTCTTGGTGCAACCATCAAGGAGATTGAAAGAAGGGGCATCACAATCAACAAAAACAGTGCAGATGATCAAATGCTTGTGGTTGATTATGCTTGTTGGACATATCGAAAAAGGCAAGAAGACATTCCCCTTGCAAACAATATTCAACATAGGTTAAGAAATAGAATCATCAAAGAAAGGATTGCAAAACAAGATGCCATCACTTAAAAGCAGTATTGGAAACCGTGACAATATTTCTTTGGATGATATCTGCAACCTTTTGACCCAAACACAAACAAAAGATGATTTGGGGCAACCCATCATTTCAGAAAAACCGTTCATGATCTTTTGTTCAAGATTGTCCATCACAAGGGCAGAACATAATCTTGCAGGGCAAAGTGGACACAAGCCTGAAATGATGTTGGTGGTTGATTCAGATGCCTATGATCAGGAAAAAAGATTGGAATATCACAACAAGAAATATTCCATATATAAAACATTCAATAGGGTTGATGGATTCACAGAACTTTATTGTGAAGTTGATGCCAATGGCAAATAATATCAACAATCTTGCAAGGGAAATTGAAAAACAATTGAAGTATTATGCACGTGATGTTGCAGAAAAGGTTGAAGAAGCAAAAGAAGAAACGGCAAAACAATTGGTTGAAGATATCAAAAGAGATTCACCAAAAAGAAGACCTTCATATTCAAAAGGATGGAGAATCAAAAGAACACCAAAATCCTTGATCATCCATAACAAAACAGATTATCAATTGACACATCTTTTGGAACATGGACATGCAAAAAGGAATGGTGAAAGACTACAAGGTGAACCACATATCAGACCAAATGAAGAAAAAGCCGTGGAAGATTATTTGAGGAAGATTGAAAGGGCAATTGAACCATGAACCTAATTGAATTAAGAGAAATTTTAGAAGCAACGGGAATGCCTGTTGCTTATTTGCATTTTGTTGAAACTGAAGAACAACCCTTGCCCCAACCACCGTTCATTGTTTATTTGGTTGCTTATTCTTCAAATTTTTTGGCAGATAACCAAGTGCATCATGAAATTGATGTGGTTCAAATTGAACTTTACACAGATAAAAAAGATTTAGATGCAGAAAATAAACTTGCAAACATTTTAAATGCAAATGAATTGCCATTTGCAACAACAGAAACTTTTATTTCTGAAGAAAATCTATATCAAAAAATATATGAAGTGAGGTTGTTCTAATGCCTGAAAACAAAGTTGTTTTTGGACTTAAAAATTGTCATTATTCAGTGATCAGTGTGGATGAAACAACAGGAAACACAGTCTATGGAACACCTGTTGCATTAAAAGGGGCAGTGGAAATTTCCCTTGAACCAAGGGGGGAAACTTCAGATTTCTATGCAGATGATATTCTTTATTACACAACAAGCACAAATGCAGGTTATGAAGCAACATTGACCATTGCAAACATCACCAATGATTTCAGAAGGGACGTTCTTGGTGAAACTATGCATGGAACAGATATGACCATGACAGAAAACACAAATGCAAAACCTGAAAAGATTGCATTCTTGTTTGAATTTGATGGTGATCAAAAAGCAGTAAGACATTGTTTATACAATTGCACCGTAACAAGACCAAGCATCACATCTGCAACGAAAACAGAAACGGCAGAACCACAACCACAAGAATTGACCATGATTTCTGCACCAAGGGAAGATGGAGTGGTGAAACGATCAACAACAGTGGACACACCACCTGCAATTTATGATGCATGGTACAGTGCCGTTTATGAACCTGCAACAGTTTAAAAAAGGATGATTTAATTGGAAAAAACAATCACAATTGATGGCAAGAAAATTGGATTCAAAACCAATGGGGCAACCCCTTTGCGATACAAAGCACAATTTGGGAAAGACTATTTCAAAGAAATTTTGAAACTTGCCCCATTGGAAAAGTTGATGGGAAAAAAGAAATCATCTATCAAGATAGAAGATTTGGATGCCCTTGATTTTGAGGTTTTTTACAACATTTCATGGGTGATGGCAAAAACATATGACCCAACCATTCCTGAACCTTTGGAATGGTTGGAACAATTTGAAGAATATCCGATTGCAGATATTATTCCTGAATTGCAAGAACTGATGGCATCATCTTTTCAAACTTCAAAAAAAAAGTAAGATCACAAGAAAATGATGATGGTGAAGCAATTACAACAGAATTGTTTCAAGTTCTTGCCTATCAATCAGGATTGAGATTTGACGATCTGCAACAAATGACAGTGGGCATGGTGCTTGATTACATCCAAGAATTTATTGATTATAACAACCCTAAAAAGAAGCGAACAAGAAGGGCAACACAACAAGATTTTGATGCATTTTAGGGGGTGAAATATTGGCAAATAGAATCAAGGGAATCACTGTTGAAATAGGTGGAAATACACAAGGACTTGACAAAGCACTAAAAGGTGTAAATGACACAAGCCGTGATCTTCAAAAAGAACTTCGTGATGTTCAAAGACTTTTGAAATTTGACCCCAACAATGCAGAACTTTTGGCACAACGGCAAAAATTGTTGACAGATCAGGTTGAAAACACAACCCAAAAATTGCAACAACTAAAAGATGCACAAGCACAAGTTCAAGCACAATTTGAACGTGGTGATATTGGGGTTGAACAATATAGAGCATTCCAACGTGAACTTGCAGATACAGAATCATATTTAAGAAACACACAAAATGCACTTGACGATCTGCAAAGTGAACAACAAGATATTCAAAAAAGCACACAAGAAATGAACCGATTATTTGAAGTGACAGGAAGAAATCTTGAAGATTTTGCAGATGTTGTTGGTTCAAGAACAGTAAGGGCAATACAACAAGGCACGGCAAGTTCACGTGATCTTCAAAGAGCATTTGACAGGATTGCACAAGCATCTTTGGGTGCAAGTGCAGATGTTGGGCAAGTTCGTGAAGCATTGCAACGTTTGGAATCAGGTGAAGCATCAATCCGTGGTGTAAGAAGACAACTTCAACAACTTTCACAAGATGCACAAGATTCAAGGGACAGTGTGAAAGACCTTGGTGGAGAACTTGGTGGATTGGTTGCAGGTGCAGGGGCAGGAATGGGAATTGGTGCGATCTTTGAAAAAGCAATGGACATTTCAGACCTTGACACCACACTTGAATTGTCAATGGAAATTCCTGATGAATCCAAACAAGCCGTGAAAGATGCCATCAAAACTGTTGGTGGATATATTGATGATAATCAAACGGCACTTGAAGGTGTTAGAAAACAATTTCAATTGAATGCAGGTTTGACAGATGAAGACAATGCAAGAATTGTCAAAGGTGCAGGAACCATTGCAAAAGCATATTCCCAAATAGATTTCAATGAATTGATTCAGGAAACACATGAAATGGCATTGGGAATGGAAATGACCCATGATGAAGCACTTGGAATGACAAAATCATTGCTTGATATGGGGTTCCCACCTGAACAACTTGATATCATTTCTGAATATGGTCAACAACTAGCACGTGCAGGATATGATGCAGGTGAAATTCAGGCAATTTTTGCCAGTGGAATTGAAACAGGTTCTTGGAACATTGATAATCTAATGGATGGATTGAAGGAAGGAAGAATCCTTCTTGCAGAATTTGGGGCAGAAGTACCAAAAGCCGTTCAAGATTCTTTGAAAGGCACTGATATTTCTGCAAAACAGGTTCAAGCATGGGGCACGGCAATGGCAGAAGGTGGCGACAAAGGAAAACAGGCAATGATGGATGTTGCCATTGCCCTTGCAGGTGTCAAAGATGAAACCAAAAGAAATGAACTTGGTGTTCAATTTTTCGGCACAATGTGGGAAGAACAAGGTTCAATGATCACAGAAACCATTCTTGGTGCAAAAGATAAAACTGTTGACCTTGCAGAAGGACAAAGACAACTTGCAGAAGACACGGCAAAATTGGATGCATCACCACAACAACAATTGAACCAAGCATTGAATGATCTTTGGACAACATTGCAACCCCTTTTGTTAGAAGTGACAAATTTTGTGACGAAAATTGCAGAATGG